ATCTATTAAAGCTACCCCATAATCTGAACCCAAAATACCTTGGTGTCCAGACCGCCATCCCATAAGATCAAATGCACGAGCAGTAACATTATCAAATACATCCACACCTATATCTTTCATATAAGCATAACCTACAGCCTGTGGAGAAAACATACTTCCATAATAGTTATTCTCCCAAGTATCCTTCGGTACACAAGTAGATATATATGTAGGTACACCATAAGGCGAACCAACATAACCATTAAGAGAAGGATACCCTGGTGCAAAACCTTCAGCAAGGGCTTTACCAACCTGTGCAAAAGTAGAAGAATTTGCATAAGTAGTAAGAATACCAGCCCATGTATCAGGATGCATCACTGCATAGTAAGGTTTCGGAACATCAGCTGCTTCAAGAGTAGCAATCGCTTCTCTAAAATCTGCATCAGCAAAATCTCCAGCATCATTGTTTACTTCATTGTCCCATACACCTGAACCCATGATACCAAGTATAGCTGTATCTTCACCAACAGCCAAAGCTCTACCAATCTGTTCCCCGTAAGGAGCAAGATCACCAAACGGATCAGCATGAAGAACACGTTTAGATATCTGTACATATATACCCCGTTCTACAGGAGTAAGTGTAACACCGTCAGAACTCCATTCACTTGAACCAACAGCTGTACCTTCAGTTAATGAACCTTCAGTAAGTTTCTGAAATCGAGGAATAACTACACTTCCAGCTCCTAAAGGAATTTGTTTAACAGTTACAAGATTACGCATAACCCTTGCACCATAAGCAGCAGACTGAGCTTCCTCAGATACGATTTGACCAACAAGATCATTGAGGGTCGTTGAATTACTAATAGACATAATATATCCTTATTTAAATTATTTGTGAGGTTCCAGCATTATGTGCTAAGAAACCTTTATAAAGTTCCCTTAATTTAGCTCTCGCTATGGGATCTTTTTTGATTGAACTTAATTCACTTATATTAACATTCTCAACGTTTGAATTTTGAGGATTCGGTGGCATCGGAATCTTTCCTTTAACCGGTGGTACAGGTGGTACATCTTTTACTATACCAAATTGCGGATATTTCTTCAAGAAATTATCAACCGCGTCTTTAGGAGATTGATCTTTTTCTAATTTAATAAAATCAGGATCAATTTCAAGACTACGTGACTTTAGTTCAGCATTTATTGAACTATTAATATTTTGTTTAGCAATAGAAGCTTCCAATTGTATTGCTTTCTCTTCGTTCGTCTTTGCTATCAGTTCGACATCACGTAATTTAGTTCTCCATGAAGCAGCTTCATCACGAAGACTCTTCACATACTCTGCGGAATATCCAGTATTCCCTTCATTATTATTATTTATCTGGTCTGGCATCTAGCCCTCCATTAATATTTTGATTGAATTCTAGGTTAGCCAGAACTTCAGCATCAGCTTCAACTTCTGTTAACCCAGGATTAAGTTTTATTATTTCATCCACAGGAGTTCTAACTCCTATGCTTATATCTTCCATTAATTTATCTCTATCAGGATCAATAGGTAAATATGTTTCCGGATAATCTATAACAACATCTTTTATAGGTTCTAAACCTAACTGTCTTAATATCATATTAGCAAGATTTAATTCATAATTTTGATATCTATTTGTCTTCTCATTAAATATACTGGCTATTGGAGCCCATTTAATTAACAGTTCAACTCCACTTGTACTTCCAGATGAGTCACCTATAACAGATATCTTAGGAACCATAGAAGTCTCATACATCTTATCTTCTATATATTTCAATACTTCCATAGTTTCAGCTATCTTAGGATTTAATTGTAGAGCGGTGGCTCCGGCCCCTGCTGGTAAGCTAATAGCTGTACCTGGATGAACCGATACTCCTTCACCATGTTGAAATCCACTTAGCACTATTGGAGTAGCTGATTGCATCTTTATCATATATCCAAGATTAGTAGCCATTTGATTATAATAAGTATTTAATTGTCTAATACTTATAGTAGGAGAATGACCAAGAAATTGTGATACAACTTCTTGAGCTTTAAAAGGAACGAAAGGTATATAACCTAATTCATTTCTATCTACATTTTTATTTACTATTCCATCTCTTATCTTATATATATAATTAGTTGTCCATACTTCAGAATCTATAACCCTTCGTACACTAATTGTTTTAGGATCAGCAGATTTATTAGAATCAATAACATCATTAACTGCTATTAATTGTAATGCTTCAATCGTCTTATGATCAGATAGTGAAACCACAGAGAAGTTAGACGCATCATATGGTACTAACATTATATCACCATATTCATCAATGCCTACATAAACCAGACATGTGCCAGTAAGTTCAGCACTTAGATCAACTTGGTGAAGTATATCGTCTATCTTAAGTTTATAATATATCTCTTCAAGCTTACTTACAGATGACGCTGGTCCATCAAACACACGTACTAAAGATCGAGTGTATAATAGAGATGATCTTTTAGATACAATAGGATTAGTAAGATTAATAGTTATCTTATCAACATCCTCATTTAATATACTTAAGTATTGTTCTTGTCTACCATAGAAGTAGTCCTTATTCTTTAAGGCTCCTTCCCTTCTTTTCTTTTCATCATCACAAAACGCATAAACATTTGTTTTAATTATTAATGATGTTGGTGTAGTTTCTGAAAGCATGTACTAATCCTTTTTTAAACATTGGGTACAAACATGAGGCGGTTCATTTGGTCCCGTATGAGACATAAACGGTTTCATACATTTATTACATTGTTTCATACCTATATGTCTTAACCTGTTAATAGTATACGGAGATTGCTCCGGAGTATCTGCTACATATTTAGCATGATCAAACCTATTAACAAAGAAATATCTTACAGCATCCATTAAATGATCATGTAAATTATCTTTTAATGGTTCTTCTTTTACGTCTCCACTCTTTTTAACTGTATATTGATATCCATTAAAACTTCTTATAGTTTCTGTGCAGTTCTCTGTAATAAAGAATCTGCATACTCCTAATGTATTCTTAATAAAACTTCGAGTCAAAGCTATTCCAGCATTAATAGTTGATCCTTTATTTATTATGCGGAACCCTGCGTTTCTAAGCATATCTACAGGAGACAGCCCTGATGATAATTCGTCTGCATTACCTGCAGGATCTGTATATCCTAATTCTATCATTGTTTGATTAAGGTTATGTGCATGAAGTTTAAGTCTTATTATATTTATAATGTCATCCATTTGTGTTTTTTTAACATATATCTCATCAAATTGAATTACTTGATTCATTGTAGATCGTTGTACTGCCATAAATACAACAGCTGTATGATGTGCATAACCAAAGTCCATACCTATATATATATCATATTCTTGAGGATCAGGGGACCATAAAGGTATTACATTACTACCAGTGAATTCATCATATACTCTACCAGCTTTAGTTATAAATTCAGCAAGAAATTCTTGTCTATATTCATCCATACTTATTTCTGCTTGTACAGCTAATAGTTCATCTTCTGTAATTAAAGGATTTAATGCAGTTGGCCATAAATATTTTGACCAAGAAGTACCACCATCATATAAATCTTTGAACCAATTAAATCCGTTAGGTGTACTTCCAAGTATAGCCTCACCTTTTTTATCGCTGAGTGCAGGTCTTAATATTTTTGACCATACTTCTTTTTTAATAAAGGCTGCTTCATCACCTATAACTAAGGTTAATCCTCTACCTCTTAAAGAATCAGGGTTATCAGATCCCTTGAAATACATAGTTGATCCATTCTTAAACACTACTTTTAATCTGGAGTGGTGTATCGTATGAATAGCGGGGAGAAGAGGTTCTTTCATGCTTATAAACTCATCAAATCCAACTTCGCGAGCCTCTTGATATGTAGGTGCAACCCAATATATAATAGCATTAGGATAGGTTAGAGAGTGTTTAATAGCGTGGTTAAGAAAACATTTAGATTTCCCAACCCTTCGTCCACCTACAACTAATTTAAATCTTGAATTGTCTTTATGGAAGATTGATTGATATGGGAGTGGTTTATATGGAATTACTATATTCAACTATGTTTCCCAAGTGAAAGTGATAGTATTACATTCTTTTCTTTGACTATCTATATTATCTATATGTTCTAATATAATTTTAATATGTTGATAATTTCCAGCTATAGCTTTTTCTTTAGTAATTTTATAAATTGATGGGATCGCCTCCCGCAGGATTTCTTTAGCACGATCATATATAGCATCCATGAATTGATGATTACGCCGCCATTTGCTTACAGTAGAATTAGATACTTTTAATTCTGCAGATACCTCTAAACAATTATGTGTACCTTGAGCAAATAATTCTATTGCTTTTAATTGCTTGGGCGAAAAGTTATTTCCTACGAGTACTCCGGTTTCCATACATGTAGTATACGGCATGTCTGTATAATGTATAGTCATTTTAAAAATAAATTGACTTTTTTAGGCAAAATTGTACTATATTATATATATACGATGTTTTTAATATAACACATATATATGGTACAATAGATATCATATATAACTAAATGAAAGGAACACATAATGGAAGCTTCAAAAGTTTGTATCAAGTGTCATACAAGTAAGTTATTAAGTAAATTTTATAACTGTAAATTCACAACAGATGGTAAATTGGGTACTTGTAAGAAATGCTCTAACGCTCATAGTCGTAATTATCAAAAAACTAATAGAACACGTATAAATGCTCAAAGGAGAGAATGGTATGCTACTAATCCTCAATACAGACAAGCTCACTATGGTAGATGTGCTTTAAATGCTATTATAAGGGGTACTAAGAAGAATTATAAGTTCTTAGTTAATAGTGGTGCAGGAAATAAATGTGAGCTTATAACGCATCTTATGTCTACTATACCAGCAGGATATACACTGCGAGATTATGGTACACATGATTATGATGGTAAGTTATGTGTAGATCATATAATTCCATGTGCATTTTTTGACTTAACTATTTCATCTGAATTCTGGAAATGTTTTAACTATAAGAATTTAAGACTTGTACCTAAAGAAATTAACGCTAAGAAAGGATATTCACATGCATGTAAATCCTAAACTTCCAAATAAGATTGTATATCAGAATCTAAATAGAATTGAAAGGTTCATATTATTTATATTATATATGAAAGCTAATCTACAGTATGGTGGTAAGACAATGCATTATGCTTCAATAAGGAGCATATCATATATATCTGGTTATACTCGGAATTCTGTAAGTAAGTATCTTCAGACTATGAAAACGTCAGGTATATTTAAATCCTTTAATATATCTCAAAACGGTGTTATTGATTATCAGCTACATTCAGATGCAGATATGGATAAATTAGAGGATGTTAAAGAAAAAGTAAGAAAACCTGTATATAAAGGTAAAAGAGGATTTGCTTTGGGTGGCTCATCCCATGAACCATCGAGTGGCTCATGCCATGAGCAACCAAGTGGCTCATCCCATGATACGCATACATATCTGAACAGATATGTAACAGATAGTAATCTTACTAATAAAGATATTAATACTACATATAAAGATAAAGATAATATAATATCAGATGAAGATTATCTAAAGTGTGTGACATATAATATAGATGATAAACTTGCTCCTGTAGTTGGCTCTACAGGAGAATTTAAACCAGAAGATTATGTTGTAGGAACTAAAGGATTAAATAGAGATATAATTAAATTGTCTCATGAACAGTATCTTAAATGTGTAGGAAGTTGGTGGAGTGAATTTCTTAAAAAAGAGGATATATTAAAAGAACTTGCAGGTATTCATCCTTTAAAATATGATAGTAATACTCAAGAATTTAAAGTTAATCTATTTAATAAAATTAACAAATACCTTAATTGGGCTAAAATTTCTAATAAACCTACATTACGTTGTAGAGACTTTTACACGTATATTAAAAAAAGAATAACAGATGAACGTTCTAAAGATGAGGATATATATGGTTATAATATCCCTTAGAATAAACAATAACATATCTAAAACGCATTATTATAAGTTAGGTATACTAAGTACCTAATTTATAATATTGTCGCTTTACAAGGCCTTAGAATCATCCATTCCGGCCGGAGTATCCAATCTTTTAGAACTCTCATTATTTAATCTTTTCGAAAGCTCAGTATTAATAACACGAAGATTATTAGTCAATTGTTCTAACTGACTTATTGTATCATAACCTAAAGCTTTAAGCTCTATTAAACTTAATGTTGTTAAATCCATGTTTTATCCTTATAAGTTAAATTTAATTTCTACTCACCAAGTAGTGTAACGGACCAATCAGGTCAACCAGCACCATATCTATTTTTAAAATATATTTTACCATCTGTATGCGTATATACATTAAAATATCCATCAGCACCATCGATTGCATCACTTGTTAGTGTACCTGTACCTACAGAAAAAACTGAACCAGGCTGTGCTATAACTAAACAAGTTGGAGAAGCTCCTACTTTATATGCTATAATTGCACCTGTTGATGATACTTTACAAGATATTACAATTTGTCCAGTTGTATTACCTGGAGTTATACTTGTAGCCACATCATCACCTAATGCAAGTGATGCAGAAGAAAAGTTTTTATTATCTGCTTTAATTCCACCTGTTG